CAACAGCTGAATCAGGCACACCATCAAATACAGGTATGGTAACTGATTACATCACAGGTACTGTTTCAAAGTACGCTGGACAAAACACAGTAACTCTAGAACTTCTAGAGCGTTCTGACCCAATTTTTTACGATGAGTTAACAATTCAAATGCAACGCGCATACCTAAAGGCTATTGATGCAGCTGTAATCGCTGGATTTATTGCAGACGGAACTGCAGCAACTGCACAAGCAGGAACATCTGCAGGAATTATTTCCTACATCGGAACAGAAGCACCTTTGGTTTACTCAGGCACTTCATATTTCGCTCGTAACCTAATCGCAGGAACAGGTCTATGGGGAACTTTAATCGGTGCAACTGATTCAACAGGTCGCCCAATTTACAACGCATCACAACCAATGAACGCAGGCGGAAATGCAGTTCCTACTTCAATCCGTGGCAATGTTCTTGGCCTTGATCTTTATGTTGATAACAACGCTGTATCCTCAGTTGCAACTAACTGCGCATTCATCGTTGCACCAGAAGCAGCAACTTGGTACTCATCACCAACTTCATACTTCTCAGTCAACATTGTTTCAAACATGCAGGTTCAACTAGCAATCTATGGTTATGGTTCATATGTAACCAAGCAAGCTGCTGGTATCCGCAAGTTCGTAAAAACAGCTTAATTAACTAGATCTACCCCGGGTGAGTAGCCCTTCATCCGGGGTAGTTTGAAAGAAGGCAACCATGGCAGCCACTTATGTAACCAAAGCAGAGTTACGCACCAATCTCGGTATTGGTTCGCTTTATAGCGATTCAACTGTTGAAGAGGTGTGCCAAACTGCTGAGGATTTATTAAATTCTTATTTATGGTTTGATTCAGTACCAGTAGTAGCGGCTGCCTTGGCTTCAAATGTGGCGACTTTAATTTTATCTACTCCAGGCTCATACGCTGCTGGACAAACTGTTACAATCTCTAACTGTGGAGCTACATACAACGGTTCGAAAGTTATTACTTCAACTTTTCCTTGGTCTGTTGGCTCTACCACTTTTCCTTATTTCACTTTTTTCCCTTGGAATAATTTTAATTTTCCTCGTGGTTATAGTCTTATTCAGTTTAGCGTTACGGCTGCTGACGATCCCTATCATCTTATTGTTCCTTATGGTAAAGCGGCTGGTGTAGATACAAAACAAACTTCATACGCAACTACTCCAGCTGTTCGTGAGGCGGCCATGATGCTAGCGGTAGACATCTGGCAGGCTCGGCAGACTCCAGCTACCGGTGGATCTGCCGTTGATTTCCAACCTAGTCCATATAAGATGGGTCGTAGTTTAATAAGCCGTGTACAGGGTCTTATAGCCCCATATACCGGCCCAAGATCAATGGTCGGCTAATGACAGTAGCAATCACTACGCTTAGATCAACCATCGCCACGGCAATAGACAATCCGGGCGTATGGTCAACATTTAGTTACCCACCAGCTACACCTTTGGCTAATTCTGTTGTGATCTCACCTAATGATCCATACCTAACCACCAATGACAATTCAAATTTAACTATTAGTCCTACCGCACATTTCAAAATTACTTTGTTTGCACCTATGTTTGATAATCAAGGCAACCTAATTAACTTGGAAGAGTTTATGATTGCTGTTTATCAAAAACTAAGTGCATCAGGCTTGGTCTACAACGCTCCAGCCTTTTCAGCACCATCTGTATTATCATTACCATCAGGAGACTTATTATCATGCGATTTAAGTTTCGACATACTAACGAGTTGGAGTTAACATGGCAGACACAACCGATGCCGAGAAATTAGCACAATACGAAAAAGAGAATTTGGCGTTTTTAATCAAGACAGGTCAGATTAAAGATCCAAAGCCAGCACTACAAGCACCTACTAAAGACAAGGAATAATAATGGCCATATTTCTACAAAATAATGTTGGCGTAAAGATTAACTCTGTTGATCTATCTGACCACATTACATCTGTATCATTATCACAAATCTTCGATGAACTGGAAATCACCAGTCTAGGCGATAATAGCCATCGTTTTACAAAAGGTTTGGAAGCATCAACATTAACTATTGATTGCTTAAACGATTTTGCTGCAGCCTCAGTAGCAGCCACATTACAAGCTGCTTACGGCACCACAGTTACAGCTGTGTTAATTCCAGTAAAAGGAACCGCAGTATCCGCGACAAATCCTCTTTATACTGTTAGCATTCTAGTTAACAACCTGACACCATTGAATGGCGCAGTTGGAGACATTTCAAGCTCTAGCCTAACCTTCACATGTAACTCAACAGTTGTACAAACTACAACAGGTACCTTCTAAGGAGCAGTAATGGCAAAGCTAAAGATCACAAGGGCTAACGGTGATGTATCTGAACATAAGATCACTCCGGGGGTTGAATACGCTTTCGAAATTAAGTATGGCGCAGGAATTTCAAAGGTTCTACGCGAGCATGAACGCCAGTCAGAGATATTCTGGTTAGCGTGGGAATGTTTGCGTAGAGCCAATGTAACTGTACCTACCTTTGGTCTTGAATTTATTGAGACCTTAGACACAGTTGAAGTATTGGAAGACTCAAAAAACTAATCAGGCGCGACAGTTTTATTTATACTATCGCAGCACTTAGCGTAGAGACTGGGATCGCGCCTAGCGAGTTTATTGAGATGGAACCTGACATGATGCGAGCCATCGTGCAGGTATTACAGGATCGAGCTAAGGAGATCAAAAATGCCAATAAACGTATCAGGCGTTAAAGAACTTCAAAAAGCTTTGCGTGAAGTTGATCCAACATTAAATATAACCATGCGTAAATATATTAAAGCACAAATGATCCCTGTGCGTAACGATGCTAGAGGATATTTACCTAGCAATTCAGAAGTTTTATCAGGATGGACAAAACTTGCTGGAATTATTGGACCAATGAAATACCGTGCTTTTCCACAGTACGATGAATCTGTTGCCAAAAAAGGAATTGTTTATCGTGAAGGTAAAAACCAAAGAAACCGAGCTGGTTTCTCATCTATATTTTATGTAGCAAACACAACTGCACCCGGTGCAATATATGAAACTGCTGGTCGCAAAAATCCATTTGGGGATCCTAAATCTAAAAGTTTGAATCCTACTGCAGGCAGACAATTTATTGGTGCAGCTGGTGGGCAGTTAAATATGAAAGGTGCTGGCAAATCAAAAGGTCGAGCAATTTATCGAGCATGGGCTGAGGACAACGGCCGCATAGTACCAGCCGTATTAAAAGCAATAAATTACACAGCTACAAAATTTAACAAAGAAACCGAAATTAAGAAGGCTGCATAGTGGCAAATCTAGTTGTATCGGCCGTATCTACGTACGATAATAAAGGTCTTAAAAAAGCATCAAAAGAAATTTCTGCTTTTGAAAAAAATCTTAAAGGCTTAACTAAAACGTTTGGCATTGCTTTTGGTGCCACCGCTTTAGTTAGTTATGGCAAAAAATCCGTGGCTGCCTTTATGAAAGATGAGGCTGCTGCCAAATCTTTAGAACAGCAATTAAAAAATACTGGTTACGCATTTTCATCACCTGATGTTGAATATTACATAGCCAATTTACAAAAAATGACTGGCGTATTAGATGATAATTTAAGACCAGCATTTCAAACTTTATTGACAGCTAGCGGATCACTAACTAAAAGCCAACAAGGATTATCCCTAGCATTAGATATATCAGCGGCCACCGGTAAATCTCTTGAAGAAGTCAGCATGGCCTTGGCTAAAGGATTTTCAGGACAAACTACAGCTCTTTCCAGACTTGGTGCAGGCATAGATAAAGCAACGCTAGCCACAGGTGATATGAATAAAATCATGGCTGAGTTACAAAACAAGTTTTCAGGACAAGCTAAAGCACGCCTTGAAACTTATGCTGGAAAAATGGATCAATTAAAGGTTGCATCTGCCAATGTGTCCGAAACCATTGGTAAGGGTATTTTAGATGCTTTGTCCATGTTAGGTAAAGATAAAAACATAAACACAGTTACATCGGCCATGCAAAAACTTGGTACCGAAATTGCAAACATAACTGTTGGCCTTGGAGTGTTAATTGGCAAACTAAGTGCAATAGCAACAAACTCAGGTTTAAGTAAACTAATTGCCTTTTTATATAAAGGCACACCATTAGATTTATTGTCAAAATTAGGTCAATCTGCAGCTGAAAAACAAACCAGCAATTTTACATATGGCTTAGGTGCCAACGCTGGTATTGAACTGGCCAAAATTCAAGAATTGAAAGCTCGTAAAGCTCTTGTAACTCAATTAAAATCCGAAGCAGATCTTAAAAAACTACAAGACAAATATAACCTTGAACGCATAGGTTTAATGGCTGCACTTAATGCTGCAACCGATGATGAAACAAAACAAAGATTGGCTGAGAAATTAGCCATCCTAGATGGTAATGCCGCTAGGGCATCTGAGTATTTGGCGACCCGTAATGCTGATCAGGCTTTGGTCGAATTGGCCACATCTACCGATGATGCTAAAAAATCTTTGGATAAATTAAAAGATTGGGATCCATTAAGCGGTCTTAAAGTAACTCAACAAGATTTAATTCGTACAGGTATGGCCGTAGCAACTGGTGGATCATCCGTTGGCGGTGGCGGCGGGGCAAGTAGCAATCAAACACCTGTTTATCCACCTGCAACTACTGCTTACGATCCATTGTCTAGCCTTCAAGCCACAGCTGCAGATATTATTGCTACAGGCATTAGTTATAATCCATTGTCAGGAATGGCACCTACTCGCCAAGATATTTACAATGTTTATAATACGGTAGAAGGATCCATACTTTCACAACAAGAATTGGATGTTATATTCCAAAACTCACTATTACAATTAAAGCGTAATGGTGCCAGTTTGAACTATGCAGGTTTCTAATGGCATTACCAGTCCTTAATGCAATAATTAACTTTAGTACTGGGCCTTCATTTGCTCAAGCTATGATTATTGATCAAGGCATATTAGGTACAAATGTTTTAGCAGATTCTGCAGCTGTAATTGTTGATGTATCGGATCAAGTTGATCGTATAGAAACTCGCAGAGGCCGTAACGCATCAGCTGATCAATTCCAACCAGGTACCTTAACCATGCGTATCGTTGACCAAAACGGTGATTTTAACCCACAAAATACAACTGGCCCTTATTACAACCTTTTGACACCTATGCGTAAAGTCCAAATAACAGCAACTTATGCAGGCGTAACTTATCCAATCTTTTCAGGATTCATTACAAGTTATAACACAGTTACTCCAAAGAATGTTGGAGAAGTGGTTTATACAACCATTACGGCTATTGATGCTTTCAGGTTATTGCAGATGGCTCAAATTACAACTGTTACTGGAGCTGTGGCTGGTGAAACTACCGGTGCTCGGATTAATCGCATATTAGATACTATTTCATGGCCTCAATCAATGCGTGATATCGATACAGGCCAAACCACAGTCCAAGCAGATCCGGGAACCAACAGGGCATCTTTGGTAGCTTGTCAAACCATTGAAACTACTGAGTATGGTGCATTTTATGCAGATGCTTATGGAAGCCTAGTATTTCAAGATCGTCTATTTACCACATCATCGGTTAATGCAACTCCAGTGGTGTTTAATGATAATGGCACAGGCATCTCATATTTTAATGCTTTATGGCTATTAAACGATACTCAAATTTATAATCAAGCCAATATCACAGCTACTGGTTTAGCCACTCAGAGTGCTAGCAACGCAGCATCCATAGCCAAGTACTTTGCTCACACTTATACTCAAACAGATCTTTTAATGGAGACTACTCAAAATGCTTTAGATTTAGCCCGAGCCTATGTTGCCAGCCGTGCCGAGACAACAGTCAGATGCGATGCAATTACCCTAGATCTTTATACAAGCAATTATTCAGCCGGTATTGTTGCAGCCCTCAATCTTGATTACTTTGACCCAGTAACGATTACAACCACTCAACCAGCGACAACTGGCACATCTAGCCTTACAAAGACTTTGCAGGTATTTGGCGTTCAACACTCAATATCTGTGAACTCATGGAAGACGACTTTTACCACCCTAGAGCCTATAATAGATGGATTCATAATCGGATCTAGTTTGTATGGGGTACTAGGTACCAATACACTAAGCTACTAAGGAGTAATAAAATGGCAACAGGATTTCCAGCCGCAACAGGCGATGTTTTAACATCTGGCATGTTTAATGGCTTAACATCATTTACAGTAGGTACTGCTCAAACCGCAGATTACACACCAGTATTAAACGATCAATA